CCAACGAGCGGTATAGGGGGCCGGGGGGAGGACCCCCACGGGGGTAGGTAGTGAAATTTCAATAATATCAACCATTTGCGTGGGTGAGGGTGCCAGGGCAGGGTCACAAGGTGATACCCCTCTCTTTCCTACACTACCTATCCTATTAGCTTGATCGTTCATTGATCCTCTCTTCTAACCATATCAACAGGGATGCCAGGGTAGCTATAACTACTATCATCAATAAAACACACCATTCTCTCACTTTATGTACCACCTGTGCACCCTTTGACCCTGTTAAACTCATTTAATGTACCTCTCTTATATAAGATGATGAACCCCTTGCACCCAGGTGTCAAGTTATTTTATAAAAAGATTTAATACTTGGGGGTGAAACCATTAACTATTTTAATAGTAACCTCTTGATATTAAATTTCTTTATAAACTAATTTAAAATCATAAACTATTTTTATAGCTGTTTTATGTACCCAATTACATACTTTATTTATCTTTCCTTTTACTTTCACCTACTTATGAAATAACTCACCCTGTTGGCATGGAGGATGCATTACAAGTAACTTCAACCACGTTTTTAACATTAATCATTTAATAAGGAGACTAAACAATGACTCAAATACATTACATCACAAAACTCGGTAAAGGTAAGATCAAGCTACAAAATTTAGCAAAACTTATGCCTAAGGAGTTCATAGATGAACTACTAAAGTACGGCAGTCATCAAGACAAAGATACTGTGTTTACAGTTGGTAGGAAAATAGTAACTAAATAACTATTAATTTCACTTTTAATATTAACCATTTCACCTAAATAAGGAGCAACACCAATGACAACACCTAAAGAAGCCAACATAATATCATTCCACGAATTAAAAGAAGAGTGGCAAAAAGAAGCGCTCTCTAATTTAGATGAATATGCGGAAGAGGCTGTGTATCTTGAGCCTGATGAGAGTCACAGCCCTAAAGAGCATATATTAAAAGATTTAACTGAGTGTATGCCTTATAAAGGGGATCACGAGGGTTTCAAGTATAACGCTTCTATCGGTATATCAAATAACTCTGGAATGCTCTTGAATATCAGTGACGATGGCGAAACAGCTGCCTATATTTATGTCTGATCAATCAACCTCAACCAAGGAGACCACAATTATGAATTACTTATTAGAGATGTTTAAAAAGGATAACAATCTCACAGGTAAAGAGGCTGAAAATTATTATATTATTAAAGAATATAATGAAATATTTTATTCTATCTTAAATATTTACCTAACAATACATAAAACAAAGATTGTAACAGATAATATATGGGAAAGTGTTGTTAGATTAACAAAAAAGTATGATACCTCTCAAATGTTACAAACATATTATTGGCTAAAATGGAATAAAATATCTAATATTGAAGTATAAAGAGGCATAACCAATGCATAACCTACGACTCAACCCCCAACGTCAAAAGCTGATAGCCTCCCTTATTATCAAAACTATGATCCAGAAGGCTATCCTCATTAGAATCAACAATAAGAGAAAGGAAGGCAAATCATGAAACTTGGATACATAGGTAAAGACCAATACGGAAATAGATTTAAAATTGACAAATATCCCCGTAAAGAACTACTTGAGCAACTTTATGCCACAAATGCTGCAAAGATGTATGTTGATAAAGCAGACGGTTCTATTGAACATGTTGGTTATATTATTAAAGGTCATTGGATCAATATTTATGAAATTCATTCATGGAAATAACCTTAACAAAAGAAAGGAAAAGGTATAATTATGGCCGATACAGCTAAAGTAATCTTAATAGAAGGTAATCCAAAGAAACCTGAATCAGCAGAACATATCATCAAATTTCCAGGAGGATCGATAGCAGTATGCAGGACAACCAATAATGAATATTGGGCACATATCGAAGTATATCAAGATAATATAATCTCCGATACTCATAGAGAATCCATAAACGGAAAGATTATCAAAAGCAGACTTGATTATAATACTCCGCATGGAGTAATCAAAGAGATAACAGATCTTAAAGATTTATCACACATTGCTGTAAGAATTAGAACAAAAGGAGACTAATCAAATGATTTATATTCAACGAAAAGATGCACATTACCTTGAAACAGTTGATGAGTTTGAAACTATTAAAGAGGCAAGAAGGTGTCTTGCGGAATACCGATTTGCAGATAGCGCAGGGCTGTACTATCTATCATCAAGGGCTTGTAAGGCATGGAATGCTGTGGGACATAATCGAAAAGGTAAAATCAAATGAAATTCAACCTAAATCATCTCATCTGGTGGGGAACCATCCTCACCTTTAGCTTGTTCGTTCTGTTCTATGGTAACCCATGCCTGCACGAAATCACCCGTGTATGGCTCCTCAAGATCATCCTAAGCGTATAAGGAGAAAATAACAATGAAAACTTACAAGATAACAGAAAAACAAAACTTAAACAGCGTCCGGGCCGGCGAAACTATTGCTTTTAAAAGTTTAAGGGCTGCAAAGATATACGCATCAAAAAATCAAGTTTGGTGCGAAACTGTATTAACAATAGAAGACGAAATGGGGTATTTATTATCCGCCAAAAGAGACAATCAAAAATGGATAGATAATATTTAGTAAATCAAACACTAACTTTAAGCAAAGGAGAAACAAAACATGTACAGCAAAAAAGAAACCCCTGGACTATTTGGAAACATCATATTTATCTCAAAAATACACATTATTTTCAACTTGGTTATAAAAACTATTGTGCTCTGGAAGGTAATAGTTTTCTTAAACATCCTTGAATTTTATTTAAGACAATTAATAATGGGAGGCAAATAAAATGCACAACAAAAGAATGACACCAACACCAAAACGACAACGATATTTTGTCCAATATGATAATGATACGGATAATATTATCATTGAAGATAAAACTAAATCCAAGACGCAATATTATGACGTTAGAGAGTTTATCTATGGTCAATCCTACTATAATGAACAGACAAGCAAATATCCTTTATATGTTCATGGCATAGTATGGGATAACATTAAACTTTATAGGGGAGGATAATTATGTTCTGGGTATGGTTCGGAGAGCGCCTGGGGGAGAGATCCGGGGTAAATGAAACGACTGCAATATTTGCAGGTGAGTATAATAATCAACTAAAGAGAGGGTCAATCAGGGCCAAACTATACAGATATTGGGGATTAGGGTGGGATTAGACAATTTCACCCTTAGCCATCTGAAATAACTATGGAATAATTCTGAGGGACTGTCTCAAGTTAACCTGAGACACTTTGTGTAAACATATAAGTGGTTAAATCCTTAAGCGGAATCAACCCTATGTTTGCTATGTTTACACTATGTTTACGGGGCGAGTCGTCCTAACTATCTAAATCCTTTAGGGGATGTGAATAAAATTCCTTATGTTTGCAATGTTTACACAAATCTCAAATGAGCCAAAAGATGCTAAAAAAGGGGCCATTAAAAAAACCCTATGGATTCAACCACTTAGGCTATGTTTAACTATCTACTTTATATATATATATATATATATTATTTATTTATTAGATAACATACTGACTCCATTAGGGGATCTTGTATCTGACAGATTACTTGGGGTGAGGTGAGGGAGGGGTTGGTGTAAACATGCAAACATTACTCGATTATGTTTAAGGATTCGGATGGTTCTATGTTTACACTATGTTTACCGATGTAAACATAAGGAATTTTCGCTCATTTTTACCCTATGGATTCAAGGGGTTCTATGTTTACATCCATTTCAGAAAAGGAGGAAATAACTTTTAAATACCCGAATCCATAAGAGGATGTGGTAAACCATTTTAATCATAACCGCCTTTACAAGATTAACACCTAAAAACCAAGATGCAACATTTTCATAACCATTTATGTATATTCAAACCACCAAAAAAGGGGGCCCATCAAATGACCAAAATACTAATCGCTCATTGTAAGATATGCAAAGAGAAGGTAGCCATCCCCTATCCATCCTTGGGATTATATAAAGGATGTTATACAAGGAGACTCCTTAAGTTGAATGAGGAGCGTCGAGGGGAGCTATTAAATAATTTAACACTTGCTATTAAAACATTTAATATGTGTAAATCAAGTAAGAAGAGGGACTTACGGAAAAAGCTCCAATTACAGGTATTAAAACATTTAAACCTCCTCACAGGGGCCTACTCGTAAGTGGGGGATTTAATTGGGGAATTAATTTCCTCATCAATTGGCACAAGGATTGCACCATCAACTATCCATCTTTAGGATGCAACATTTTTAATGGGATCATTTAATTCAGAACCATCTCATTCAGCATTTTATCCTACTAAAATAGGAGACCAAATTATGGGAACAGAAAGAAACTGCTCAAATTGTGATTATAATATGAAAGGCAGGGAAATTTGCGGACATTGCGGAGTTAATTATAACAAATGGACCAAAGTACCCTTTGAGGCCCCACCTCGGGAATTTAACTTTCTAAAGGATATCACAGCACTCAAATTAGTTAAGGACAGGGCATGTAGAGAGAGGTTAAACTTCTATGTAGATGAGATGATTAACTTAAGTGAGGAGAAGAAGATATTCCTTATCCAAAAAGAAGGTGATCCCCTATGGATAGATTGGCTCATCGCCAAGGGCTACATTGAAGAGGTCATCCCCAAGAGGAGACTCCCCCAAAAAGGAGAGATATGGTATCACCCTGGTTTAAATGAAAACCTCCTTTGTATTTATGCCTCAATCACATCTATTGATAAGTTTCATTTTGCCTGTAAACAAGGGAATACTTGCTCAGCCCGTGATGAAAACTATGTATATGAAAATATGAAACTCTCATATAGGGGTGTTCATAAAGGCGGATTCACCTTTTAAATAGGATACCAATCAAGATGACACTGGAAGAGAGAACCATCATTCAAAACATAACATCCCTTATTGGAACCTACCGGGGCCTCAACTCACCCCCGGAAGAGGAACCTCTTAACCAACTCTTCCTGGCAATCGAGGAAATCATATCTTATGTGTTGGAGGGTGATCTGAAGGATATGATACTCAGGGATGATGAGATCCACATCTCTTTGGCCACAGATTTTCGAACCAAGAAGCGGGCCATAGATGAGTTACTTTCAATCTTATACAAGGAAAGGAGGTAGGGAGGATGGGTGAGTTATTTACAATTCCGGAATGGATAGAAAAAAGAAAAAAAGAGTATCAAACTTTATGTGCTTATTGGCGTGTATATGAAAATAATTTAATTTCATTTGAAGATAAGCATCGGTTTGTTACAGATAAGCTACCCAAATTGGTAGGAACCTTTAACAAGGAGGAACTCGATTGGAGGGTGGGTTGAATCAATTTGTGGCAAACAAACATTTAAAAATTTTAAAGAAAAAGGGGAAAAAATGAAAATTAAAGAAAGCGAAATCAGGAAGATGATAGGGGAGTTAGGGAAGAAAACAGGAGTAACCTGCAACCTGGATGCCTCTTTTGAAGAGGGTAAAACTGCCTGGACATTATGGCTTTTAGATGGGGGTACTTCCAAAAGTTTTTATAGAAATTCCTTCCCTAGGATTCAGGCCGTCTACCAGGACCTTATGGATGGAGGAACCCCATCTCAATATGAGGGGTTCCCTCTACCAGAGGAGGACATCCCTTTCTAATGACCTACTTATCCATGACATTAGGTAAATGCTTAATTATTCGACAGGGGCTAAAAAGCTGGAAGGAATAAAATGATAACCATAGATAATTCAATCCTTAAGGAGGTCAAGAAGTGCCACTTGAGTGCGGCATTGAGATACATTTATCACCTCCAAGGGGGGTGTGGGGTAGCGGGAGAGGTGGGATCATCCTTCCACCAAGGTCTAGAACAATGGATGTGGGGATCAACCCCGGAGGATTGCCTTCTTGCGTTCGAGAAATACTATCGATCCAATGTCACCGTGGCTGAAATCTCAGATGATCGGTATGAATTTTCCAACTGTTATAAGATCTTCTCAGTATGGCTGGAAAAGAACCCCCTCTCGGAGAAACCATTCCGTGTCTTGGAAGCTGAGAAGGGAATCCTCTTCCCCCTCTCCTCGGATATTCAATTCTATGGAAAACGGGATGGGCTCATCGAAATGAAGCATACTTCCGAACGCCTACCCCTCGACCATAAGACCTGCAACAGAATTACCGATTGGAAAAAGAAGGCGTGGATGATGGGATCTCAATTTTCAGGTTATATGGAGGGATCAGTTCGAGAAGGCTACCCAGGAGATTCCCTCCTGGTGAATGTCATAGAGATATCCAAACTCCCCCTCTCGAAGCGTAAATGTTATATTCATAAGAAACCCTTCGAGGAGTGTTGGCCCCTCCATGTCTCATTCCAGGCCATTCTCGCTAAGCGGTCTCGGGCAAAAATAGAACTGTGGAAGAAGACCGCCCTTCAACTGGCCCACCAATTCATGGAGATGAAAGGGGAAGTGGGGCGGAATGGTCTTCAGAATATCCTCCCCACAGGATCATTTAATGATGATTGTCAATTTTGTGAATTTTTCAAGCTATGTAAGGAGGATTTCTCGGAAGTGGCATGGGGAAGGCTTAAAAGAAAAGAGTGGAACCCATGGCAAACAGGTCAATAGAACTTAATTTAACCCCTAAATGAAAGGATTAAAAAATGAAACTTAAAATCTACCACCCCGAAGAGGAGAAACCCGAACCAGAGCAGGAAGTATGTCTTAGGTTAGAGCCTTATCTTAGTGATTCTGTTGTGCTTGTTGCCTGTGATGAAAGGGGAAACAAATTACCAGACGGTAATCTTCTCAGAATATCTAAGAAAGGGATCTATAGGTCAAGAAATATAAGTACTGCCATAGGATTTCCCTTAGACCTCAAGTCTCGATTGGAGGTCCTAGATGATTAACATTCCAATCCATTGCATCCTGTACGGTCGTCCGGGAGCAGGAAAATCCACTTGTGCAGGCACCTTTCCCAAACCCATGTGGGTGGGCTTATTTGACTCCCTCTCTAAGGCTCAACACCCCTTCTTCAGGTTGGGAGAAGTAAGTGGCCCATTCGATTTGGAAATCCATGGCGTCATCATCAAATGGTACTTGGTGAATACCCCGGATGGTCCCATCCATGTGGAGCTATTCCATGACTCCCCTTCAGTTCTGGAGACTGGCCGACCCGATGCATTCTCGAAGTTTCGTTTAAGGATGAGTACCCTTCATCATGAATTCGCCTATTGGAAATCAGGCGTCATAGATTCCATTACCTCCATGGCCCTGGCTGCCCGTCAAGAACATGAGAAAATCTTCAACCCTCTTCCTGCAGGTAAGACCAAACAAACCCTAACCAAAGGGGATGGGGTTGATCCTCGCCATTGGTATGGAGGAGCCACCGATGACTTGGAGGAATATCTCGTAGTGAGAGCCAAGTCATTTCCCTTTAACTTGGTAGTCATTTGCCATATTGCGGTGGAGAAGAATGAACTCAATGGTCAACTTGTGCAATCTGTGGCAGCTCCCGGCCGTCTATCCAAGAGTGAGTCCCTCCAGGCTAACTTTGCCGAACAATATCGGGTATATGTGGGAAAAGGTGAAGATGGGGAACCCCTCCACATGTTGCAAACTCGAACTCGGGATGGATTCGCCGCCTCCACCGGAATAGGAGCCCCTGATCCATGTTGGCCTTCATTTGAAGGAATAACCTCATTAATGGGGAAGGGATAGGAGGGTGGAATGACTAGATGGAATGAAGAAATGGAAGAATACCTTCTCACCCAAACCGCCTCCTCTCAACTTGCTATCCAAGTATCCGATGGGGATGAGGAATGGTGGCTCCCTCGGAATAGGGTGAATATAATCGAGGAGGAGAAACACCTCCTCACCCATAGAATCCTGGTGGAGATCCCAAATTGGCTTGCCCTGGATAAAGGCATCATCTAAAATGAAAGTCAAAACGTGTCCTCGTTGCGGCATAGAGTTAGTATTATTAGAGGAATTTTTTATAGGCACGAAAAGAAAAAAATCTTCTTTTTATTATATTTGCCCTAATTGTGAAGACGAATTTACAGGTAAAAGTGTTCTGGTTAAAAGATATCTTAATATTTTATATTTAGATGAACAAATAGAAAGAATACAAACATCAGGTAACGCCTATAACAATTTTTTACCTTTAAATGAAGAGGAAGGAGGTGACTTTATCTAGACTTATTTATACAATTTTTTTATCTATAGTATTTACTTTACTTTTATGTACGCTATTAACCCTAACTAAAAGGAACAATCAAATGACACTATGGCCATCGCAACAAATTGACACATCGTTTACACTCCCCACGGGAGATTTTCAATTCCTCTGTGATACCCCGGAGATCGTTCGCACCAAAGACACCAACAAATTAATGGTGAGGATCCTGTGGCTTGCGGAAGAACCCTCCTCCCATAAAGGCCGGAAGCACACGGAATGGTATGTGGTAGCAGGAGATAACCCGGAAGAGGTTGACGCAAACTGCATGGGAGCCAAGAACTTCAAGAGGTGCCTGGAATCCTGCCAAGTACCAGAACCGGAAACCCTTGAATTGGCTGTGGCGGCCCTCAAGGGTTCCAGGTGTGTGATTTCCATCCTTCGGTATACAGAAGAGGAAGGTCAACGGAAGGGCCAGGATGCCAACAGGATCCTCAATTATTTCAAAATCGGCCAAAGAACCCCCCTCGTTAAGGAGGATCTCCAGGGAGCAGGTGGGATGAAAGTACCGGGAATGCCCCAAGGAATGGCACCTCCAGGAGTCCCACTTACAGGCGCCCCACCGGTAGCCCCACCAATAGTTCCGCCCGGACCTCCTGTAGTAGCACCACCCATAGCACCCCCCGGAGGGGCAATTCAAGAGCCCATGATTCCATGTCCTAAGTGTGGAGTGGCGTTTCCGTCCTCACAGATTGGACCCCATATCGTGAGTTGTGTGGGACCTACAGTTTAGGTGAGATAAGATAGTTAACCCAACAATAGATAGGGAGGAGGAGGATCAACTCTCCTCCCTCTCGAAAGGATAGGACATAGATGAATCAACTAATAGATATCACCCCCCAAACAACCCCAGAACAGAAGGCCATTCAAGAGAGTGGTCAAAGTGTAGGTGCCGATCCCCGTTTCATAGAATGCCTTATGAAGCTCGCTCAATATAAGACCGCCAACTCATCCTTAGATGTAACCGAAGATAACATCGGATATGCTGTGGATATCTTCTCAGGAGTTAAGGGGGTTATCAAGGACGCCGATAAGATGAAGAAGGAGGTCCTTGCATTCCCTAAGGCGTATGTATCTTCAGTGAATGGAATGTTTAAGCCGATCAAGGACGGCCTGGATTCCATCCGTAGATCCCTGGGGGAAAAGATTGACCGTCAAAAGCAAATCCAGGAAACCGCAGAAAGAGCCCTCTATGAAGCTGCCTTGGAGGAGCAGAAGAAAAACGAACTTGAGGGTCAAATCCCTGTCCTAGGTGAGGGAACCTATGAGGAGAGTGGATCAATGGAACCGATCAAAGCCCCCTCGAACATCCTAGAGTCGGATAGCGGAAATAAAGTCCACACCCGGACCGAGTTGAAGGTAGAAGTGACCGATAAGCTCAAGTTGTTGAAATCGATCATCTCCACCGCTAAAGGAAATGGTGACTTAGGGATCGACCTCATTGATATCCGCCAAGCCGACCTCAAGAGGGTCGTCAAGGAACGGGGTGGAATGAAAGGACGGAAAATCCCCGGAGTAACTGTGACCGAGAAAACCCTAACCATCTAAAGAGGAGACTCCACCCCAATGAAACTTATTCCCCCTATCGGGCCCCTTGATGCATCGATCCTCCTTATAGGAGAGTTCCCTTCTCAAACTGAAGAACACCTTAGGGAGCCATTCTCAGGATCAAGTGGGGGACTCCTTAAACAGATATGGGCAGAAGTGGGCCTCATCAAGGATAATCTCCGAATAGATAACTTCCTCCAGTTCCGCCCCCATAAGAATACCATCTCATCGGTTCCGGAGGGTGTTTTAGAGAGTGCAACTTATCAACTCCACCAACGGATTGCCGCCCTGAAAGATCCCCTCGTTATTGTGCCTACGGGAAATTACCCCTTGTTTGCCCTTACTGGAAAGGGAAAGGTAAAAGCCGCCTATAGGAAGAAATTTGGCTCATTCCTCTCTTCCACAACCAAGGCAGAGAAGGCTGCTTCCATTCACTCCCTTAGGGGGTCAGTTTACTTCTATGAGGATCTCAACGGTAGGAGGATCAAAGTCATCCCTACGATCCACCCCAAGGATGTCCTGAAGATGTACAAATATAAGAAGCGAACCATCCGGGATTGGAAGTTGGTGGAGAGTGAGTCCCGGAGGAGATTTTATCCCACCCCCATTCGTCGCCACTATGTGAATGATTCTACTGAAGTAGTAGAGAGATTCGCCTCCAAGGTCCGAACCTACAGGGGTGACCTTAAACTATCCATCGACATCGAAACATGGGGTGGGAGGTTGAATTGTGTGGGGTTCGCATACAGAGGGGAAGAATCCCTAACCATCGACCTCACCTCCAACCGGGATTTGTGGTTTCCATATGTTCGACGATTATGCGAGGAGAAGGTGGATAAGATATTCCAAGGAGGATGGTATGACTATTATTGGCTCCTTCGGAAGGGAATAAAGATGGTTCAGTATAAGTGGGACACCCTTGCCATGCACCATTGCTTAGATCCCACAGAATCCCATGACCTTGCCTTCCTAGCCTCTTACTTCACCACAACCCCCTATTGGAAGGATGAAGCGAAAGAAGCCGAGGAGATCCGAAAAAACGTATCCTCTCAAGGGGAGCTATTAAAATACAATGGCTTGGATGTTTGTGTTACATGGGAGGTTCAAAGGCGTCTAGAGGGGTTACTAGAGGAGGCTGGACTACTTTCCACCTACCACTCCCTCTATCCTACCCTCTATCCAGGGATGCTCTCCATGATGACCCATGGGGTGAGGGTGGATCGTCCTCGTCAAAAGGAATGGTCGGTAAGGTTGGAGGAGGAATGTGCTCAAATCGTAGCCCAACTCAACACACGGGCTGGAATGAACCTCCTGGGGAAGAAGGACTTCTCCGGAGATAAGCTCAAGGCATTCTTTTATGCTCGCCTTAGGTGTCCTAAACAGTATGCCCAAATGGGTCGTAAGGGAGGCAAGGAACGTGGCATAACCCTGGATGAGAAGGCTCTTAAGAAGTTGATAATGCGGTATCCTCAAAAGGCCGAACCATGGGCTTCCATGGTCCTTCGTCATAGGGGAATGAAGAAGAAAACCTACGTTTTAAGGAAGGGTCCCGACTCCGACCATAGGGTGAGATGCACCTACCGACCTACAACCGAACAAGGTAGGTTGGCGTCTTCTAAGAACCCCTACCGAACAGGATATAATCTCCAAAACATCGAACGGGAGAAGGGGGGCATCCGAACCACCTTCCACCCGGACTTTGATGAGTGGATCTTCATCAGGATTGATATGTCTCAGATTGAAGATAGGGAATGCAAGATGTACACAGGGATCGATCGGATGAGGGAACTCGCCAACCGTCACCCTACGGTCTACGATGCCCATACAGAAAACGCCAAATTAATTTTTCAAAAGGATGATATATCCAAGGATGAACGGTATTTTGGAAAGAAGGTAGTCCATGGAGCTCAACGTCTCATGACCGGAGTTAGGGTATCTGAAGAGTTATTGAAGGAAAACATCATCAAATCCCCTCGATATTGCCAAAAGTTGATTGATACCTATTTAGAAAAGAACTATGAAATAAAAGACAATTATTTTCCCTTTGTAGAGGAACAACTCTATGGCCCAGGAGTGTTCTATAATTCTTGGGGGAGGAGGTTCGATCTTAGGGGGTGTAGAAAAGATTCTGAAGCCCTCCGAAAGGCTTGTTCTTTCTATCTCCAAAGTGAATGTGCTGATTTGATGAACCAATGGGGGGTGAGGGCATCATATGATCTCATCCGGGAGAATGGGTTGAGGGCGTGCCTAAATATGCAAGTCCATGATGAAGTTATTATCTCTTCCCCTCCAGAGGAAGCTCATTTCATCGTTTCCCATTTATTTGCATCCCTGGAGCAACCTAGGGAGATTAGGGGTGGAACCTTGGTTGTACCCGCAGAACTAATCATTTCTCGCTCATGGGATGGTGGTGTGGAATTCCCTAAACTGCCATCCTCGGATGAACTAAACGAAGGAATAAATCACCTATTCAAGGGGGAAGGGGTATGATAGATGAAAACAACCGTAACAATAGAAATCGAAGTAGAGGTGGAGTTTGGTGTCAGCCTTTTTTGTAAGGGTTCAAGGGATTCCCTTTGTGGGGTGGCAGGAGCAGGACCTCCCCTTGAACCGGACACCCCTGCAGAACTCGAAGATATAACCCTTGAGTATCCTAGTTTCGATGCTCTTGACAAGGATACTCAAGAACACATTAAAAGTGAATGCTGGAACAGCCTAGCAGAGGAACTAGATAAATAATTTAACAGGCCAGTTGTGTAATTGGAAACGCATATTATATTCAGGTATCGGTTAACATCGATACTGACGAGCATCGGACAGTTAAACCGAAAACGCTGATACTGACTACTGGATTCAGTTAGTCAAAATATAATATCAACTGAAAAGTTGTCCCGGTTCGAATCCGGGCTGGCCTGACCAATTAAGCCCCGCCCCCTTTTATTAATCTTATAAAGGAGGTGCGAAATATGATAATTATAGTAAGATACATTCCATTACCGAATTGTAGGTGAATTATCAGCACATGAACCGGGGCGGGGACCTTTATTTAAAGAGAGGGGGGATTTGAAATGGATACAATATTAAAAGAAAAAGCTTTAAGCGTTATCAGAAACCATGTGAATAGAAATCAAATGATTTGCGAAGAGGGCATACTTGATTCAATTCTATGTTCTTTCGTTGTTATTACTAAACCTGTAGCGAAGTACGGAGACACCGTTAGTGTGTTAAACTATAGAAAGCGCCCTGCTGAGTTTGAAATTGGGAAAGTAACCTCATATAAACTCAAGGGGATCAGGGACGATTTACAATGGCAGTACGAGGTTGTTTTAGATAGAAAATCAGACTTAGATAACCCGATCTTTCTAATTGTAGGGGACAGCGATGTGGAAATAATTAATGATATTTTAGAATGAGAACTCTATCTCTAAAATGCCCTCAATGCTGGCGAGTCTTTGAATACGAAATTAAATCAGTTAAGCAGAAGCATGTAATGTATAAATATTGCAGGACAACTTTTATTGTAGATAAATAAGCGCAGGCCGCAAAGGAGAAACAATGAACATGTTTGAATTCATGTCTAACAGCCCTATATTAACATTTTTTATCTTTTTAATTGTAGGAGAAGTAATTTTAAAAGTTGTGAATTTAATTATGAATGTTCTTAAATAAGCCCAACCAACGGAGACCCCATGACCCTATACAATCTAACATGCCCAATCTGCTTTCACCCATCCCCTTCTAAGGTTCTCCAACTGAAATGCCCCCAATGTAATCAATGGTCGGGAGCCCTCTCTCACACCCGCCACCTCTCATCTCTTTATGTTCATATGTCCGGGAAGGGTGAATGTCCTCCGGAGTTCCATAAGTGGGCCTTCATCTCGCTCATCTCAGCATTGCTAGAGAACCGTGTATACACTGAACTCCTCTTAGATCAACCCCTCTATCCAAACTTATATGTATTCCTCATAGGACCCTCCGGTCTAGGAAAGGGAAACTCCATAGGAGGCGTGTGTACTCTCCATCGGCAACTTGAAGAAGAGGGTCAAATCCGCATCTACCGAGGGGACGCAACCAAAGCCTCCCTCACAGATCTCTTGTCTCAGGGTGAGTGGTCAGAACAAGAAGGTTCTCATAAGGATGCCTCAGCCAGGATGTGGCTCATAATGGATGAACTAAAAAATGACCTAGGACGCTATCAACTCGCCCAAGAGTTCATTCAAATGATGACAGCCATCTTCACAGAGTCAGGAGGGGATCGTGATAGCTCAACTCGCACAGGGGGAGCCCAAAAGATCAAAGGCTCATGTGTGACATGGCTTGCAGGCTCCACTCAAGATTGGCTCTTAAAGGCTATAGGAAGGGATGCCATTCAAGGAGGGTTCGTCCCCAGGGGCCTTTATGTATTCCAGGAAAGAACCTCTCGTAGGATACTATCTCCTGCTTATCCATTCGATAGGGAGAAAGTGAAGGAATTCATCTTAGGGGAGTTAAGGCGGATACGCTCCCTAAAGGGTCAAATGTACCTCACACCCAACGCTCACATCTACCTCAAGGATTGGTATGAGGGGGCTCCCCAAGAGGAGGATTCAGTCCTTGCCCCTATGTATTCCAGAGATAGAGAAAAGGTCCTTAAACTATGCATGACCTTAGTGGCATGTGAGGGAAATGAGATGTTGATCCGTCAATCTCATCTATATGAGGCCATCACCTTGATGCACAGCCTTCAGAACTCATTCCCGAGGTTGATTAAGTTGTCCACCCAATCGAAGGAATCCATCAATATAGATCTCATCTATGAAACCATTAAGAGAAAATCAAATGGAGGGGGATGGGTGGAGAACCGTGAGGTCCTGCAGGCGTTGGCTCGTAGGAATATCCTAACTGAACATGTCAAACAAGCGGTGGAAAATCTTGAAGCAATGTGTAAGATTGAAGTCGAAGAAGGAAAAAGGGGAGGAGGAAGATATAAAATCCCCTCCTCCGGAGAACCCCTCTAGGTGAGATTACCTTTTGAAACGGATATGAAGATGAGTGGCCCTCAAGAGAACCCGGAAGGTAGGGCCTAGTCGTTTCTGCAGGTCATCCCTTACTTCTTCTTTTTGGTGCTCCATCAAGTTACGGGTACGAAAATCCGCTGCATCATTCCCATAGTGACCGCTTGAGGGGTTGTGATTCCCTTCATTGGTTGAGGTGAGAACACTCTCCACACCCCCAACCCGTTGGTAGGAATTCTCTACGATAGAGAGAATCCCCCTAATCTCCGGATTCAACTTATCAATGTATACTCCAAGTTTAACAAGCATCTTTAAACCCCTTTATGTTGTCGTTCCATGTTTCCCCTGTTTGTTTTATTTTAATTAATAAGCGTTTCGTTTTGGCTCCTTATAACTATTTTTTAATAACACCATATTCTCTTAATGCAGCTTTTAATTGATTTACTTCTGTTTCTAAAGCGGCTAAATTTGCCCCGGAAGTATCTGCATTTGCCACCCTATGAATACCACCCGATCCTATGATCTGCCAATTGGCACCATCGCTAATTATAGTCAAATATTGCCCGTAAGCATCGAGAATATAATCAGACTCACCACTGATTGTTTCAGCCCCTAATGGCGTAACAGTAAGGTTGTTACCTCCTGCGGCATGTCCATTTATCAATGTATAAACTCTACCCTCAAGCCCAACAGCGGTAGGAAGGTCAACGGTTCTATGCGCCGCCGTTGGGTCTGCACTTATAACAAAATTAGAAGATGTTGGGGTGTGACTCGTATCTCCTACATCAGTATAGTTAACTTCAATAGCACGATCTACATCAAGAGTCCCCAATATATGAGTAGAGCCTAGTATTCCATCAGACCCATCGCCTAACCAACCAGACCACTTATGATATGGGACGATCCTTGCACCAGAAGCTGTAACGTCCCATGTTGCAACCGTATTTGGATCTATCCCACCAATAGCATACCCTTCTTGGTCATGCCAAACCAAGGCCGTTGTGTACGTTTCGTAATACGGTCGCTCAAGCGCGAAGTACCCACTATTAGTACCGCCAGATATGTTGTGGCAAATATCAACAGATTCAATTATATTGTCCCTGTCAATACATTTATAAGTGTTAATCCACCTTATCCCTATTCCACCTGTTGCCGCCGTGAGAACATCGGAAACATAATTTTGCTCAACAACTAAAGTTGTGGTTGCCCCGTATGTTCCGTGATTGTTTATATAAATTCCATAATCTGCCCCGCCATTTGCAAGTGAACGTCCGAGAATATAATTCCCCTTAACGCTACTATGTAATCCGCCAAGAATAGATATACCAGCCCCTCCAAATCTATCAATATACAGATCTTCAATACTTCCATAGAATAACCCACCGGCAAGCGATATCCCATTTCCAGTATTTGACGCATTGTCAGTAGATAAACGAAACCTTTCAAGCCTCATATTATCTTTTCTTGTTGTTTCATTACTGATAGCATTACCTGTGCCCGTATAGATAAGCCTTGATTCCATTTGGTCTATACCAATAATGCTTGTTCCGCGAGTAGGGGACGCCCCGCCAGCGATTAACAGGGTTGTGTCATATGAGAAAGACTTTTTCGATACTATTATTGGAGCAAGGCTATCTATGGCTTTTTGCATTGCAAGTGAATTAACAACATCAGTATTACCGCTATCGGCACCCCAATTTTCAAAACCCATCTCTTGAGTAATACCTAATATTTTACCAGTCCCCACGCAATTAAAAACATGCTGACTTGGTAAAGCGTCAAGCCCACCGTTGATCGTCAGGGTAACCCCTGTAGCTATTGTTATAATTGCCCCAGGCGCAGGATCAAGAGTAATATTAGAATTTGTCGTAAGATCTGCTGTTATGGCCCACACCCCCGGAGAGAGGTATAGTTTAACTTGATTTGTAGATCCAATCTTCGCCTGGACATTTGAGATAGCCGCTCCAGTTCTCTCTCCTTCGGAAGCGAAAACATCCACCCCCACCCAATCCACCTTAGTGAGATCTTCTGTTCCACCAGTTATAGTAGCCCTAGAGAAGGTCTTCGTGGAAGTTCCATCCCATAGTTTGAAATCTTCTTTTCCTATAAATCCCTTAGTTATTACAGCCATCTTATTGCCTCCTTAATATAAATGATATAAAACCGATATAACAACAGTTTCAGTATCCCCGGAACTCGCTAATTTACATTGTATCTGTGAGTTTACTCTTTGTATTTTCTATCATATTAAGTATTAATTAATGTTTATCTGCATGCTCATACCATTCCGCACTATACGAAAAATCGTTATCTGCTGCACCACTTGTAAATCTAAAAAGATAATTTGTGTCCTGCCTTAACACAAGCTCTTTATTTCTTGTAGATCCCCCAGTTTGGCCTTCCTTCGCTTTAGTTCCAGATCCTCCGTTTGACCCGCCAATTCTTAACCCAACATCATTAATTGTTGGGCCAGATTGAATGATTGACAGCGATTGATTTATCTCGTAAAAATCATTCTGGTCCCAATCGTTATCTGTTCCACCTGTAAGTTCCGCAACGGTTACAGTTGTTGCGTCATTGTCTGTTATGACCCCATATGAAGCATCTGTTATATTGTGTATCTTCCAATCGATAAGAGCATCAACTGTGAATGCTGCTGCTGAATCCGTCAATACTGTGGCGCTTGAGCCTGCTGGCGTATGCTTTCCACTAAAACACTTAGCCCTATTGTTTCCCCTTTGGGGAGCGACGGTTCCATCCATGTCAAAGTCCGCTAATTCATAGATATCAACCTGTAATTTTAGGGTCGACTCATAAGCAAACACCAGATGCGACCAATGGGCGTTATTTGCTGTTGTGAAACCAAAGTCTAAAACCACCGCACTCCCAAGAGTTGTGAAATCCTCCATAAAATAATGACTATTACTGTGTATTTCATGATGTTCATATTCAATTGTCTGAATACTATTAGTTGAGGCATCAATTCTAACCTCATCTGTTTCACCGTCCCCCGATCCCCATCTACCGTTTAATAATTTCCAAAATCCAGGCATTTATCGCCACCCTTCTGTTGCATTAAATTTAATTAAACCGCCCTCACCATCAGTAAAGGTGGCCGCAGTTCCCGCAGTTCCCCCAAGAATAGTTTCTGCTCCGTTGGGGTCTACATCTAAATCATTTCCACTGGAGCCGCAATTTATATATTCATATTCAGCACCTTCAACCCCTACAGGAAGATTTATCTCTATAGCTCCTCCATCCGTATCACAATAGATCATGTGGTCTGTAGCGAGAACTGTATAAGGAGAATCCCCGTCATCTATGAGGGTTGTATTGACTACCCTTCCTCCTTCAGAAGTAAGCAACCCCCCAACAATAAGACCCCCGTTAAGGGTTAGATCCTCAAAGACGGGACTATCCCCCGGACGGAGATCTTGGTCTACATCCGTCAACTCATCCCCATCATCTCCCCATTGGTATCCATTAAACTCATTGAAATATGGAATCTCATCCAGATTATATTGATGGATGATCACCCCATTCACATCCTTAATAGAGAAGAGAACCCCATTCTCGAAAGTTCGCTCTCCCGTTATTACACTGCCATCCCCTTCGGTGGTTATCCCTGCCGCTTCTGTCGTGACGAAGGTGGCTTCATTTGTCGTATTGTTGATTTGAAAAATAGAATTCTCATTTATCACCTCTTCAGGAAAATTAAAGGTTCCATCGTAGAAGGTGGGAGTTCCCCTAAGACCCTCCTGGCGATCCAATCGATCACTTATCCTATTAAGGAGGCTTCCAAGTCCTATCCAATCATCCTTGGTTATGAAATATCTTTCACCACTCTCAGCCATTTAGGGAGCCTCCTCATTGAAGAGTTCTCGTAGTTTTCTCCCTCCAAACCTCGAACCCGCCTTTACGCCACCCCGGAAGATGGGTTCAAACTTCCCCCCTATACCTTCTATTTGTTTAAGTAGCTTCTTAGAGGTAGGGGATAAAAGGGTCCATGCAGCTATAGCCCCACTTGCTTCCGCAAGAGGTATAGCCACCTGAGGACTCAGCACCAAGGATGCTGCCGCTCCTCCTGCACCCCTTCGAGCAAACGAACTAACCCCCTCCTGACCGGCCTCCTCTAGTTTGATGAAATCCTCTGACACCTCTAACATCTTGTCTCGTTGACGGAATATATTCCGAGATTCTTCTGGAAACACGCTCCTTATCTTATCAGCATTCGCATCCACATTCTCTACAAACACCAAAGGACGGATAGTTTTCTTTCCTGCTTCAGAGGTTTGTATGGCAGATTTGATCCCGCTTATCCTTGGATTCACACTCGAACCTTCATAGAGAGCCCTCAACCAATTAAATTTCAACGATTCCCACGCCTGTGCTCCCCCTTGGATATCTGTAGTAAGTTTCGGTGAGATGAGTTCCTGTTTAAGGGAGGTTAGATTCTCCGGAGAACTGTGCGCCCACAAACCATCTACAGCAACCTCAGGCTTATCTTTAAATAAGGGAACTGTCCCACCACTTGCCCGAGACATATCCGTCACCCTTGTTTTGATGGCAGGATTCTTCTTTATGAACTCGCTCGTAGCACCAAAGATTTGATCCCCCTTATCTTTTGCGGCCTTCGCCCCAGGACTAAGAACATCCAATTCATCCTTGAATATCCTCTTAAGATCCTCTTTGAACTTTACATTCTTTGAGGGGTCTTTGGGGAAACTTTTCCATATGTCCTTTAACAGGAACCGTATATCTTTCCCACCTAACGCCCCATCATCGAGAATATTATCTATCACCCGTCCTTCTAGTTTCGTAGGAGAGAACCCCATGAAGTTCTTCAAACGGGCGATGGCTTCCTTCCGGGTACGTTCTTGTCCGGCCTGCCCCATGAACTCTTGAACTTTATTCTCTAGGAAATCCTGAACCTCAAAGACAGGTATCTGATCATTCGTTAGTTGAGAGAGATCTTCTATGTGAGGATTAAACTCCTTGAAGGCTTCATCCCAATTTGTTTTCTTAAGCCATATATCTCCCACCTGGGAGGCGGCATCCTTCACACTTACATTCGGAAGAACCTCGTTTATGAATTTCATGCTATCTTTGGTGGTGTCGTCTACCAGTTTCTTCCGTATCTTCTTGGTTACTATGTCTCCTGCGAAGGTAGTCTTACGGGCGAGTTCTAATGCACCTCCTCCAACCTTCTTCGCTATCTTCCCTGCTATGGGGAGCCCTGCCTCGGTTGCAGCACTTATAGCGCCCTCTTGGGTTGGGTTGAGATTCTCACCCCCTGGAAGCTCTTGACTTACCTGAGCACCCCCGAAAGCACCTACCCCACTCCCTAGGGCTTTCAGGATTAACCTTACAGCTTTCGAACCCTTCATCGCTGCAGGAAGAACCGCACCCACAGGACCACCCATTAATGCCCCGCCTGCCGTTTCTCCTGCAATTATAGGAAGCTCCCTCCCTGCAGCCTTCACACCCTCCCCTAGGACCGCGGCCCTTTGGGGAAAGGCTCCCTCCCCAATTTGTTCTACCGGGAGAGGTGAAGGTTTAGGGCTTAGCTTCCCCAAGAATACAAGTTTTTGTTCTGGTGCCATCTGTGTATAAGGAGCGTATTGAGCATCAAGGAACTTATGTTGTTCCGTTTCTTCCATCCCGAGGAAGTCTTCATTTGTTAAGATTGATCTTGCTTCTTCATCTGATAGACCCATCTTCTCCTCCTATAAACCTAACTTCTTAGTTAACTCTTCCGCTGTTAGAGGAGTTCCTTCTTCACCCCCATCCCCGCTGAATCCTTCCGCAGGTCCCGGAGCCGCCCCTCCACCTTCCGATAGGAATCCTTTAATATCAAAATCACTTCCTATCACAGAGGCTCCTTCAGGAGGAGTCCATGTCTCAAGACTTCGAGCATTAACTTCGTGAATTAACTCTCTAAGATCTCCCATTAGATCATTTGCAAAATCTGCTCTATCAGGAAAAGGAACTAATCTAGGAAATAACCCCCTAGCCCTGGCAATATCTTGATCAGTAAGTGTGCCTCTCTCACCAAAGGCTCTAACGATCCTTGCAAGAACAGCCTCCTTCACCCTTTGATATCTTCCAGGTTTCGTAGATTCTCCGAATTGAAAATAAACTTGAAGATTTTTACTAAGGGCCTTTGTTATTCTATCCCCAGGAGTCTTCACATCAGCAAAGATCTCTTTAACAAAATTATCTAATTTATCTACGATAGCAAGAGCACTCTTGAGCTCCATCTGTTGAGTTATTGTTCCAACATTCACAGCGATGAACTCATTATCTAGGGCTTGCTGCATTGTCTTTATAGATGAGGGAAGTTTCGCCCCCGTTCGCTTATGAATGAACCCGCTCCTAGAGGATGGGGATAGAGGTTTGTTCATCTCCCCTAGGGATTTCAACAGGGTTCCACCCACATCTCCACCCACCCCCTGCGCCCCTGCCTGAGGCTTCCCTCCAGTAACTTGGAGAACCTTCTCCCTTTGGGAAGCTTCATTTAGCCTTTTCATAGCCGCTTGAGGGGACTCATTCTTCAGCCTCGTTCCCTTCCGGACATCCCCGCTAGGGGTTTTAAATTCAAATGAAACCAACTCACTCTCCCGGAAGTCTTTAGTACTTTGCCGCCTATCCTCACTCTCATTAAACCGTCCTTGAGTCCCCTTCTCTCGCATCTCTGCAAGATCTTTTTGTTGTTTCAACTTAGCTATATCAAAAAGAGGAAGTTTTCCTTTACTCATTCCTTGAATAATTGCTGCAAGCATATTTGGATCACCACCAGGGGGTTGGCCTGGGGTGGGTTGCCCCGGAGCCTCATTCGCGCCGCTTGCTTGACTAATGGCTGTTCCTAGTTCATCTGTAGGTCCTACGCTTGAACCCTGTCTTAGTGCATCAAAACTTTCCCCGAACTTAGTTCCACCACCCCCATCCCCTTGCTGACTAAGGACATCCTCCACACTTCCCGGACCTTGAGGTTGCCCTATTTTTGCTAAATCAAGATAGTGTTGATAGAGATCATTTTCTGTTTTCGCAAGTTTAGCCTTTGCTGCGATAAGTGCTGTTTTGGAAGTCTCAGCCGCTAGATCTTGTTTACGTTTCCTCCCGGCTCCTACCCCTTTGAGGATTCCGCTTAATAATGCTAATTGAGCTACCATATTATATCTCCTTATTTACCACCAAAAAGAGAACCAACTCCCTGTCCCAGATCCCCTAACATCCCTGACTTAGCCGCCTGCTGTTGGGCCTGAGCACTCAACTCACCCCCTGCAAGTCCCGTTAGAGCGCTAAGAGAAAGGGCGGGAGTTCCAGTAGCCAACCCGAAGATCTTATCATATTCTCCTTGAGCGATACTCCCTTGCATATTAGTGAGATCCCCCGCCCGTGATCGGATATTCTCCCCAAGTTGTTCCTGAAGAACCCCACCTCCCGGAAGCGACTGCCTTGCCTGATCATTGGCTGTCTGGAATTGCTGCTCCAGGGCCATCTTTGAGGGGGCAAACAGAGGACTTTGGGATGGATCAAAATCTCCTTGAAGAAATTTCTCCCCCCTTCCGATAATATTCTCCCTCATCCCGGAAGTCTCCTTAAATAAACCCTTTGCCATCTTGGATGCTGCATTCCCGGAGGGGCTTTGAGAAGGATCTCCTCCTCTTCCTTCTCCTCCTCCTAAAATACCTCCCACTCCTCCCCCTAAAGCAGCACCTCCTAAGAGACCTATAGGACCCCCTAATAAAGTAAGTCCCGCGCCTAAAAGAGCCCCTTCTCCACTAAAACCGCTTACAGCATTTTCTGCAGCCCCAAATAAGTCATTTTTTGTAGGATCTAAATTTATTCCATCACCACCCATCTCACACCTCTCTTTTTATATATGAAATCGCCATCCCTATCTTCTCTTTTTTATATACATCATGTGCAATCAAGGGAACTACCCCCACCCGTTTCATCCCTATGGTTTCAATAAACTTAAGTGCGAAGGGGTTATTCACAGGGGTCTCCCCAACCAGAAGATCAAACAGAAACTCCCCATCTTCCTTCTTTATTCCAAACCACGCCTTCAGCATTTCCTTCATCATGGGTTTGGTGTGCTTCCCCCAGGCCACAGGAAAGCCGGTTCCATGAACAAGAGCGTAGTTTTGTTTCACCCCATTTAACCAGGTAATGGCCGCTATCTCTTTTTTGATGAAAATAAAGAACACCTTATTCATGGGAAGCTTCAAATATTGAACAAACCCTTCCCTGTCGATAACCACCCCTGAATAAAACAGGGCCTCATGGAGACCATTCTCAACCAACTTATCCCAACACTCCTTTATGAATGAATCCGGTATGGACCATGCCCCGTCATATTGTACATAAGGTAGTATCTTGTATTTTAATTCCTCTATTGATGTCCTATCAGCCATCACTTCCTCCTATTCCATTTCCATGGGATAAATTGTTGCAGGCCCACTCCCACTCACTTTCAAGGAGCATCTTCGCCCATTATTACTATCTACTAGTCGTTTCTTGGTAAGGCGGCTCCCACTCAGTGTATGTGATTGAATTGAAGTCCCGTCCAGGAGAATATCTCCTGTAGCCTCCGATCCGCTCTCCACATCCACATCATACCTTATGAACCTTGGAAAATGCCTCCTCGTAGAGAGGGTATAGTTCTTAGATTCAACCTCCCAACTTATATCCGTCCCATCATCATCTGTCTTGGTTGAGTCCTCTAGGTGCCATACATACCCATCCTGATCTCCAACCAATAACCGATCATTCGTCTCATCTACGGTAATGGAAGCAATCTCATCCGTACCCCAACTATAATATGCGCTCTTATTGGTGGTGAGATCCCATACAATTACATTCGTAGGATAGGTCTCCCCCACCCCCGGATACCCAAAGTAAAGAAGATCCTTGAATTGTTTCAACCAGGCATTCCCTAGATCACCCGCTCCCGGAACCCCATTTACCGTCTCCCCCCTGAAGATGGGTTGGAGGGTCTCCTTGGTGATATTCCGGTCATCCCCACCCCCACTATAAAGGTAAACCCCATCACTCCCTACGTGGAAGATTCCCTTCCCTTGGACACTTTCCGCACCTAAAACCCCTTGAGCTCCGGTTATCGCCTCCATCTTGTAGGGGAAAAAGGTATTCGAACCTGTCCCTTGAATGAAGTATATCTTATTTTTAGTGAGATAATATGGTTGCCCATTATGAAACACCATCACCTGCCCAGGAAATTGAGGGGTAGAAACTTCAACAAAGTTCGCTACCGGCCAATACTCAGGTTGTTTTGCTTTTGAAAAGTAAAGAAGATTATCTTTAATAATAAAACATGTTCCATTGAAGTTTGGTCCCGCCACATAGCTTCCCAGGGGTGGCCTGTCATGGTCTGTAGCAACCTCCGTTCCAAGTGCCGCATCCACCTTCTTAGACTCATGAGCCGTACTTATTACAGTCACATAGGAATCCAAATAATATATCGCTCCATCACTTAAGGTTCGATATATTCCCACATGGGTTACTTGAGAATCACTACTTACATCCCAGGTAACTTTAAGGGTTTGACTAACCAACGCTACCCCATCCGTAGCCGCAGGGGATGGATCACTCTCGCTTACTACAGTTGCTCCTTCAAGCCTCGCATAGGTGTATTTCGCGTTATAAGTTCCTGTGAGGGTGTTATCAGCCACATCCACAACAATAGTAGGGGCATCTTCAGGAGCCGCAATCCCCCATTCATACACACTTGAACCTTCAATTCTCTTCCGATCCGTTCCATTTAAGGCGAATACATTCTGAGTAGTGGAGTTATATGAATTATACGCAATAGAGGACCACCTTGCGCTCGTTAGGGAGGTAGCTATGGAGGATTCATCCTCGTATATTATTGTATCCCCAAATCCATACCTTGTTCCTTCCTGCTCTCTTATGTGCCATATAGGTGTGGAGATCGCTGTCGAGTTGAGAATACTCCCCCCATCCCTCACTTGAAGCTGCCCATCCTGATCCCTCCGTAAATTCTTACACCTTTGCATAGAATCAGAACTCACATTATATTGATCATTCGTTTGAGGAAGATCACTCGGGTTTGTGGCTATGTCAAACACACCTTTTGGATTAAAAAATAAACTCATCTTTCTCCTTTCTATCTGACAGAAGGATAACTATCCGGTAATCTGGCATGTCTTTGCCTACTTTGAGGTGAGGACATGTGGGTTTTGAGTTGGAAATCCCTATCCACTAACCTCTTCGCTTTCCACCTATCTACGATTTGAAGGGCTATCTTCTTACGGAAGCCCCAATAATCAGCCAACGACCCAATCTCCCCATCTGTATTCATCTTGTATGCCCTCTCCAGGGTTCCATATTCAATATACTTCGTAAGGTAGGTTGGGAAATCACTCACATCTTCATCCTCAATGAGTTCTGAAGGTTCCTTTTTATATACGGTGAGGAGGTTATTATCCTTTGAAAGAAGATCCACCGCTATCCCGTCATCTTGGTTAGAATATGCTCCTGTATAATCGATGACCGCTCCATAGTCTTCTCCTGCCCCGGTAGCACTTAACCCCGCCACAACCATTCCTTCAGGGGTTGTATCACTCCAATCTACAGTCGATCTCAAGGGATAGATATAGATAAAATTCTCCAAAGTCTCACTTCTCCAATAGAAAGTTGACTTACCTGCCCTGGTTCTCCAGGTACGGTCATAACTCATTACTTCTTTCTCTGTTATGGGTTCCAGGGGTTCTTTATCTACAGCCATGAAGATAGCCTCTAGAAAACCCTTAGCCGCCCATACAGGAGGAGCATCTGCAGGCGTACCAGAGGATGTCATCCACGCCTCCCACGGTTGGGTATAGAAATCCCCAAGCTCGCTATTAGGACCGCTTTGACCCGCTATGTGTTGAGCCTCCCACCGATATGTGCAAGCAATCTGCGCCTGATCATAGTAATTCCGATCCCCAATACACGAATATACATACCCTTTGGAGTGCTCACTATAGGACCATTCCCACTCATGCATGTAGGACATTTGGAACAGGGGAGGAAGACGGACGATAGTGAGGTCCTGAATCTCCCCATGGACATTCTGGAAGCTCACTTGTTCAATATTAAATAACCTTAACAACTCGGTATCTGACCATATCTGCCCATCAGGATCTCGAAGAAACCTCCTTAAACGGGTTCGTTGTTCTCCCCAATTCACGGTCTCACCTCCTCAACCTTTCCCCCGGTTTGTTTAAAGGATTGGTATTGGTAATTCTTTTCAGCACTCCAAGGATACTGCTCATTTAACCCTAGCCCCTTCATGTAGGCTTTGTGAAAGTTGAGAGCTCTCTTCGCATCCCCCCTTGAGGCATAATATTCCCCTACTGCATAATGAACTGCAGCCCACTTGAATTGATCTCTCAATTTTACCCTATCAATATCCTCCTCATAACGGAAGGGAACCACTACAGCCTTTATCTCCAGCATATCAGTGGAAGCTGTAGGCGCAGGGTGGATTCCCAGGATATTCTCCCCCACCATGAAATAAGACGTAGGAGATCCACTATTATATAACCATCGAGGATTATCTGATCTAAGCCCCACAAAATCCACCTGCGTGAGCCGCCTTTTCACACCATAAAGCCATACTTGGGTGATCCAACTCACATACTCACTTGTGAAGTTGAGTCTATAGAAATTAACATCCTTTCTTATGGGAAGCTTATAAGAACGCTTCAACCCTCCTGTAAAAAGGGAGATCTCTTCTATGGCATCATTTATCGATCCCCTTATCTGATCAAACGAATCACTCCCCTCGGTGAATACATCCGGAGAGGTGGTATTCTCTCCTATCATCTCAAGAACATGAGTTTCTATTTCATTCATCGATTACACTCTTTGACAAGTTGAAGAACATTATCGTTTATTTTATCTATTGTTTTTTCCATCCGGGTGAATTCATGCCTTTGTACGTAATTTTGAGGAAGGGAAGTTAAGGTATCCCAAGAACATGCTGCGATATATCCTAACATCGCCAATAAGATTCCAAATATAATTTCTGTTGAATTTTTCCCCATCCATTTCTTCATACCCTATCCCCCTTTTAGATTCCTTCAGAATAAAATACAGTTACCTCAATTGTTCCTGCTGCAAGACTTATCCCACAATATAACCCATCATGGAATGGAACCCCTGGATCTGGAAGAGTCACCCCATTTAACCCTAGTGCGCTTGCATCATAGGTAGTTGTGGGTATCAATTCCGTTCCCTGAACAGGATTTGCATTATCATAGAAGGTAACTGTGGGATCATTTGTCCCATCCGTACCAATCAAGAATCCGTGGAATTTCCCATCCTCTTCTGTTATCTTTCCGCTCTTTGTTATAAGCTTAGATTTAATTGCTGCCATTTTTCCACCATCCCCATAGCTTACGTTCTTTGGTTAGGATGTGCCTCATCCACACCCATCCTGTATTGAGAATATCTTCTTCCAAAAGGGTGATATGCTCCTCAAGGCGGGAGATTCTCATATTATAGGAATCTACATCCACATCTCCAACCCTATCCATCGCTACAGCCTCCGCAATTATCCTACTCGATAAGGCGACATCAGGAATCACATCACCCTTCAGAATCTTCCCATAGAGCTTCTCAGCCCCTTCATAGATGAGCTCCTTCCGGACACCCTTTCGTTTCTTCCCACTCACTACAACCTGTTTGAGATCAACCCCTCTAGATTCATAATATTTCTCAATATTCATCTCTTCCCCTATGTAGGATCTTTAATGGCTACTTCAAAAGAACCAACATTTACAGTATCACTTGTGGTGAGGGCTTTTGTTGCTGCAAGAGTGGTCACATAGAATAGTTTCGAACCTGCAGCAAGAGTAAGCGCAACCTCTGCAGCCGTTCCCGCAACTGCCACAGATACCCCCGCTAAATCGCTTGTGTCACTAACGGCACAAGTAAGCTTCCTTCCCCCACCACTCGCATTATCCGCAGGTCCTGTGTAGTTTCCGCTATTTACTGTTATACTTAATAGTTGATTTGACGAGGTGGCCTTAGCAAATGTATCCGCACTTGCAGTACACACATTTAACTTAGTTGCTGTAGCAATAACATCTAATGCAGCATCTAAAACGTCATCATGGACTAGCTTTCCCATTTATTTTCTCCTCTTCATGATAAGTTACTAACTTAGGAAACAATCGTTCCCCGTTTGTGAATTTTAAATATGTTTCATCCCCATTTTCATATGCATAGTGAAGCCACTTCTTAAAGGTACTCGCCACCAGGAAATCAGGTTGAGTGCTGAAATGTTTATAAGGTTCAATACATGCCCGAATATATTCTTCCATTTGTTCTTCTTCAAGGGTCATTTCCGGAAGCTCATTAGAAGGCCCAAACTTTAATTCAAACTCTGTACAATACCTCTTAAGGATAACATCCGTTTCAGGAATCATCTTTTCATCCACAGCCTTCCTTACTTCCTGATAGCGTTCTCTTCCCTCTTCTACACCTCTATTATAGAAATATCCTCCGTAGTGTCCGTTTACTGTTCTACGAGGCTCAATCCCACACTTACTTGGATAATCAAGTTCCTTCTGAAGTTCATATAAATTAAATAAATCCTCTACTGTCTTAGGTCTCACAACAATCTTATAGCATTCTCTGCAAGCTTTCGGAACAATATCAAGATGGTTGAAGAACAATTCATGGGCAAGATCACACCTGTTGATATCATCATGTTTCACATACACCCACGGACCATCCCAAAAGATAGCCCTCTTTGTAGGGACCATTAATCCATCAGGAGCCCGTAGCATATATGACCCGCTTGCCAGAAGAGGTTTAACCTTCGTTATGATATCTTTCTTATCCATCTCCATGTACAGATTCTTTCGGTTCTTCTTTGTGTTTATCATCCTTCCTCCTATCGTCAGGTTGATTAATCGGTTTCCCTTTATACTTGAGTATAAAAGCTAAGTCTATGATTCCATTCTTTGGTTTAAGATCTATATTTGCCACTTTTACCTCCTATTTTAATATACTTTCAAAAGAAGACCCTTTCTTCTTCCAAGGGACTCTCCGTCTATTGTTAAAGTTACCGTTCCTGCTACATGATCGTGGATACAATTCTCCGGACTTAGTTGATACTCCACCTCAAGGGTTGAAGAATTCACTACGTGAGCGCTAAAGGAATTATTTGGATTAAGTGCGGTCGCCGTTATTATCGTTAAAGTTACAGCTCCTGCTGTGTGTAGGTGAGAGCTATCATCTAAGGTGAGTAGGAAATTCGCAGGAAGCCCTGGTTGACCCGCAGTATGAAGATGAGATGAACTATCCAACCCAAGAGCATATTCCACGGTAAAGGAAGGTTGACCTGCAGTATGTATATGACTTCCAGGATTTGGATTAAGGGCTATGATACTGTCAAGACTGACTGTTCCTGCTGTATGCAGATGACCACTATCATCCAAAGACAGCACAAACTCAACCGAAAGATTTACTGTTCCTGAAGTGTGAAGATGGGAAGATGCATTTAGAGCTAACTCATATCCAACCCCTAGAGAAGGCTCTCCCGCTGTGTGTAAATGGCTTGCAGCGTTAGGCTCAATCTCAACAACACCACCAGCCGCTGCCTCTTCAAATGCTGCAATGCTGCACGCCCACAGCCCACTATTGTTTATAGTTGCCCCGGCTGTTTTTGTCCCGCTACCTATCTCGTAAGACATCGAATTTGGGGCATAAGTAGTTGACGTTATCTCACTTGGGATTTGATTTGTAACACCAGTAAAAGATGATATGCCTCCGTTACTTTGATATGTAAACCCCCCAATATATAGTATCCCTGTTCCAGAAGGTGCAATTGACCCGCTAGATGCAGTTGACCCACTACCACTACTTGAATTGCTTGTGATTAATGGGTCAGAGCTACTTTCCGCACCTGAAAACTCTGCAATAACTATTGATCTGTCATCACTGGTCCCGGCAATTAAGACGCTTGTTGAAAATGCCGCAGCATTATAAAAATAATAAAGTTGATTTCGTGATTCGTTTCCCGAACTGACATCTGTAATTTCTGTATAGCTACCATTTGTTGCGTCTGATATCGTAGCTTCGTCAGGGTTACTGCTCCAAACATGGCTATTAACAATGACTAAATTACCAATAGTAGTTTCACTTGGAAAAGCCACACCGAAACTTGCGGTTGTCCCATCTACTGCCGCATACTGTCCTGTTACTAAGGCGATAGCCATTATATGAGACTTCCTTCTGCTCGTATATCTTTAAGTGTCATCTTGCTTATTTTAACCCCTGAACGGAATCCGTTGCCATCAACTCTTATCCTGGCAGGTAACCCACCTATCCCATCGACCCTGAATCGTATGAATTGATTAGGATTAACCCCATGTTTTTCTGACACAAAACCATCAGGCCCATACCCCTCTACTTGAGCGTAAGCTACATCTTTCCACGCACCGTCTTTCCATACATCGATATCAAATCTTAGTCCTTTATTAGTTAGTAACTTATCAGCTTCATTGATTATAAAATCCACTTTCATAGCGTAATAATCTTTGGGAAAATTAAAGCCTGTGAACGCTCTCTTTTTAATGAAATTAAATTCTGATATATCTTTGATTGTTTCCATTAATTATACCCAAAACTCGCTTTACCCTCCCAACCAACCCAATAATAAATAGATTCCCCTATAGGTTGATTAGTCGTGTATGTTATTGTCAATGCTGTCATATTCTCAAACAAGAACCGGTTTGGTATTGTTCCCGGTTCAATTTCTTCTGTGTCGATTTCCAATGTGCCGTTGTGATTTATTATCTCCGTTCCTATCGGCAAATGCTCTGTCACCCAACCCTTTGTGGGCTTTGCTGCGGCCAGCGTTATCGTGCATTGATTACCGCCGAACTCATGCACGATTACTAAGGGTTTATAGGGACAACCACCGTCTCGACCACCGGCGTTTTCTCAACAACCACCACCGCATCATCAGGAACGGTAACAGTGTAGGCAGGATCACCGTCGATATTCACTGTTATTGTTATGTCAGCAAATGAAAGCGCCGCAATCATCGTAAACATTAAAACTAAAATTAACCTTTTCACAATGTTATTCCTTTATTTCCACTTCAGGAGTTTCAACATTGATAATAACGGCTCCTTCATCATCAGTTACTTTAACATTACCTTTAAGAAAACAACCGGTAAACATAACTATCACCATTACCATCATCACTAATATAAATCTTTTCACCTTAATCCTCCTTTAAAGGTGGGGCGAAGGGAGGATAGGGCTCCCCTCTTTAAGCCTTTGGCACCCCATAGAGGGCTCAACTATATGAGCCCAAACCGGTGTAAACCTCTCCAACTTTCACCCCTGCCTTGCCAATCACCCATCTCATGTTCCTCCAAGGTTAGGGGATCTCGCATATACCCCATCTCCCCCCGCCCTAGGGTAAATTGATCATTCACCACATCATTTATCAGCAACCCATCTGCGTCACTTGCCTCCGTATAGATAGAAGTGGGCATCAAATACATCTCACTCCGGGTCGCGTTATCAGGGTTCGCAGGTAACTGGATAAGCTGAAATGGGGCATTCGTGTACTTAGGACTTCCATCCGAAAATGTCCCTCTCTTATAGCGAATGGGGGTTACGATTGATAATTGGTCCAAAATATTAGGTGTCGGCATCTTACATTCTCCTTTTTAATCTCGCTCTCCATCGAGAGCTATTTTAACCCTATCTGCATAAACTTCTTTATTCTCTTCCATGTATTTATCATAATCTTGGTAGGTCACCACCGGAGCCATCCCTATGTGGCCCAACTTGTAGGAACCATCAGCCCAAAACCTGTAACCAAATTTCCTCGCCTTCACACAGAAAGCTATATCCTCTCCAGCCCTCCAATCCAGCGTAAACCAAGGCTTAGGAGTATTAACAAACATCTCCCTTTTGGTGATGCAAGCCCCAAACCCTATAGCGTCTACCGCACATAGCGTAGGAGGAACCTCAACGATTGGAAAATGCTTAAACTCATCATCCGTATTATCCTCTACATAAACCACAGGAAGGGGTTGACCGGTTCGCCCATAGTACAGCGCGCTAATGGCATCCACCTTAGGATGATTAAAATGTCTCGCAAGATAACATCCCATATCCGGATTGAACACGTGATCCGCATCCAACCACATAAAATGGGTGAAGTGTTTACCTGTATATTCACACTTCTTGTGTAGAGCTTCCTCTGCGAGAGAGTTCCTGGCCCAATCCACTACAGTCCTTTCAGAGCACCCAAAGGAATATATCTTTAAGCCATTCATCCATGAATATGCTACCATATTCACCATCGATCTAACCCATTGAGGTTCAGCGTGCATTATAGGCGAAAGTATGCAAAGAGACATCCCTCCATAGAGTTTCTTATCTTCTTTTGTAGGCTCATAGAGTGTCATCTTAATTTACCTTCGCCACTTTCGATTGTGGACAATCCTTCCATGCCCAAACCTTAGGGTGTTTGAATATTTGAATAATCATCTCTCTCAAGGAGAGATTACTCGGTCTCAACCTCCTTGTCCCACACTTCCCACACCCTTTATGCTCCTTGATATCCCACGGACTTACAACCTCTTTACAAAGATCGCACCTGAAAAACATTATTCCTTCGAATTCACTCATCATTTCCCCCTATCATTAAATAAACAATAAAAAATCTTTTATACTTTCTAAGACCTTTAACACTTGATGTAACACATTCTCCTTTTGCCTTATTATATAAAGAAAAAGATATATTTCTACAAAGTTTTGCTACAATTTGATGTACTCTTCCGGGAGTAATTTTATAAGTTTCCCCTAATTTTTTTAAGGTTACACCTTCTAAAGCATGTTTTGTAATTTCTTTATTTCTCTCCGTAAAACATGACTCATAATTTATTTTCACCCTATCCCCCTATCTTTTTAAAAATAAAACATTGTTCATGGATGAAATTCCGTAGGTGATTTGCACACCAATTAAGCACCCACGGACACCATTTAATCATCCATTCATATTTCCCAAACGGAACCTGAATATACTCAACTAATTGAAAAGGAACACTTCCAACTTCACCTTCTGCCCATGCATTTGCTCCTGCACCATAAAGATCTCCATTAGAGTGTCTCGTTCCATTAAAAGAATGCCATGTGAATACATGAAGATGATCCCTATAAGAGAGGGCTGTGCTATTTGAAACGTCTGGAACCCGTATTTCTATGATTCCACCCTTTTTAAGAACCCTAGAACATTCTTTGAAAGCTTTCCACCATTCCTCAAGGTGTTCAAACACATGAGTGGCGTAGATTCGGTCAATTTCCCCATCCTCCCATGGGTAGGGAAAGTTATTCAGATCATGTAGCACATCCGGATCACATACCTTGTATGCGTCCACATTTGTCGCACCAATCATCTTTTTATAACCGCACCCCAAGTTAAGCACTTTTAGATTAATTTCCTGAACATCTTTTCCCATTTTACCCCTATCTCTTCCCACTCGTAGATTCCCCTCGTGTGGACTGCATTCTTAATCATTGCCCAATGTTTATCCTTATCTTCAAGAATCCCAAGAGCATTCCTTACAATTTCAACCGTATGAATCATATAGTCATTTACTTGAAACCTCGTCAAAGAGCCATTCACCCCATCCTTCACCCACTCATTTGCTGATCCAAGATCTCCCGTTGTGACTATAGGCACCCCACTCGCAAGAGTTTGAAGAACATTATTAGAACATATCTCCGGATAATCTGTAGGAAGAATCATCAATCCCGCCCTTCCTAGTTTCTCCGCCCACTCCTCTTGAGGAAGCGGATCATTCAAGGTGACTTTCGATTCCGCCACCTTCTCATAATCTTCCCCATAGTCCCCTGACTCATTAGGATGCTGAAGAGATAGATTACTATAGGCTTCCATCTTCAAGGATCTTCCCAACCTCGTCCTAATAGCGTCAAAGATCAATGGAAGCCTCTTGAGGCCCCTGTTTGGCGCACTCCCGTAGACAATATAATCTAAGTCTTTCTTCCGAGGATAAAACATCTCCCTATCCACACCATTAGGGATCAACCATGAAGCTCCTATCGTCTTATAGAATGTCCTCCATAGGTGTTCTGCATACCTACTCATGAATACAACCCCTGAGATTCCATGCATCATCTTTGGCTCCGGTATGAACCCATTATGGGGGAGGTCATGAGTCCACAAGATTCTATGTTTCGATTCCAACCCACTATACCCTTCTCCAACCCCCCTGTTGAGGACGAGGAAATCCCATTTCTCACCTTTGAGTTGGCACCTTCCATCTTTTGCACACCAAAGAACCCCTCCATCGGACCATTCATCCTTCTTTATGTCAGAGAGAACCATCACCTCATGCCCTCTCTTCGCCAACTCGTTAGGGACTCGAACGAGAGAAGAGACCATCCCCCCTCTCGCCCGACTTTTCAAATCCCCTAGTGATTCTAGTTTGGTGGAAAAGTCCACAAATAGAATCTTGTATTTCCTCTTCTTAAACATGTTCCCCCTATCTCGCATGCTTATTTCACCCTACAGTGCGCGAATAAAAGCCTTCGCTGTAGTGTTGAAAGAACTTGAGCCGGAGGCGGTAATTGCCTCACACAGAAAACCAAATGTCTTGGAGGTTCCAACCGATGTTGCAGGCTGCATTCCCCACTGATCACCAACCACAGTCAAGTTATCTCCGGTTGCAGAGGAACCTGCAGAAGCCCAAATTGCAATACTTCCACGATAACCATACACCTGGACCAACCCGTAACCGTTATCAGCGATATCCGCATCTGCTACACCCGCGAAAGCCTGCATATCCGTAGTTGAAGCTTGTGTTACCCTTACACCATTTACACTCCCGCCTGTATCAAAACATAACCCGTAGCCTGCTGTTGCTACCGATCCACTTACATTTTGTACTACGATGAAGGCAGTTTCTGCCGTTGTTCTACTGATTCTTTTAAATAACATCTTACTTTCTCCTTTTGTGACTGACATAGATTGAGGTCCCCATCCCCACATCTACCGTTTTGTTAGAGCTTCAGGGGATCAGAAGGCCAACCCCTCTGATCCCCTCAAGTCATCTTATGCTGCGATATCCTGGTTAATTGCATAACAAACACCAAGTTTTCGCATATTACTAACTGCAGCGTTACCCATGAATAGAATCTTCGCTGTTTTAGCTGTCTGATTTTCAGGCTCCACGAAGGGAGTCGTGATTATATCAGTTTCACTATCAACAAACAGATTATAGAAATTCGTATTCAAGAAGAACGCACTTCCCTTAGTGAGACTATCTGCCGCAACACCTAACTCAATATCCGGAACAATTTCATCCCATATCATCGTGGCACCCATCAATTTGATGGTCTGAAAACCCATATCTGCCATCGCCGTATCACTATACCTCACCTGAGTATCCAGGGCATTATTATAGGTCTCGTAGGCGATCTGATCAGCCACAACCAAGTTCGGAAATCCACCACCACCCCTACCACAGTAATTGTACATCCTATGGAGGGCAATCTTCATTCCCTGGAAGGTTGTTACGGCCAGAGCAAATGAATTCCCCGTTTCTTTACCTCCGGTATCAAGAACGGCTGTCTTATGTCTCCACCATGACTCATCTGCACCGGCAATATTACCCACATTTCCACCAACCGTGGGATCTGTCTCATTGTCTTTCCGGAGAAAATAACCCAACGGATAAAGACCCTGGTTTCCACCACTACTCATTTCTGGAACAAATGTAGCACCATTTACAGTACCACCCAAAAGATCCCCATTGAGTTTCTCCCTCATGGACATCTCAGCTTGCTTCAGCTTCGACTCCAGGAGGTTAATAAGGCGACCCTCTCCTGCATTCTGCCGTTCTTCCTTCCTGGAGATGGAGATCGTACCGCCAATCTCTGCCCACTCATAGAATGCGGTTGTCATGCCGTCCTGAGGGGTTGTATCAAGTGTCTCATACCCACCCACAGTCTTGACGGTCTCATTATCCCCATACATCAAGGGTTGGGCTATCCTCTCACCACCATTTTGTTTCTTTACAGCCCCGCTTGCCCGTAGTTTTGCAAGAAACGCACTGTCTTTGAATATATTATCCACAAGAGTTTTCCGGTACGCAAAAAGCGTAGTCGTTAACAAATGATCATAATATACTGTATTGGTGCTCGGAGCACCTGTATCACCTATTGTTGCCATCGTTCAATTCTCCTTTTATCAAGAAGGCTTAAGCCCCTTCTCCGCGGCACTTTGTTTAGCGAAGGCAAATGCCTCCTCAAAACTACTAATACCACTTGAGGCTTCTACCCCCGGTTTTTTTGTAATAGTCGAAATTCCTGCAACTTTCGTTGACTTCCCTTTCTCCTTTAATTTCTGAAGAACTTTCTGAGTAGCCTTTCCCTCCAGCACACTATCCGGAACACTTATCTTGTATAGCTTCCCCGGTTCTTTGAGGAGTTGTGGATAGGTTTTGAGGTTGCTCACGATAGCGCCTTCGTACTCCTTCCATGAAGGATCTATCTTCGTAAGCGCACTTTCAAATGAAGATCTCCGTATGGTGTTAACCTCACCAAGCATAGGAGCTAACTGCCCCTGGACTTCCCCTTTGAGGTCCTGCATCACAGAGGTCTTAAGAGTCTCTAGGACTTCCCCCCAAGTTTGAGGGTTGAAATCCTCCAACGGTGGGGCGGGGGTGGGTTGATTTCCAGTCCCTCCTCTTCCTTTCAACTCATAACCCAACTGAGTGGCCACCTTTTCAAGTGTCCCATGGGGATCTTCAATGAACGCTTGGTATGCCTCAGCATTCTTCCGCACTTCCGCAACATTCTGAGTTTTCTTCGTGTAGTCTCCCTGAAGGCTCTTCTGGAATGCATCAATTTGCGTTTTTACATCAGGATCAAGATCTTTTGTAATCCTCTCGTATTCTAAAGGATCATACAGAATATCATCTGACTTAGGGGCAGGAGTAACTTCACCTTCTCCTGCTGCTACAGAAGTATCCTCATCTACGATTGTTGGTTCTCCATCGTCAACTATAGGGATAGGTTCGGGTTTCCCTGTAACAGGGTCCAAATCCACTTGTCCTACGCTGTCTCCGGTTCCATCGAGATTATCCGACATTTCCTATCTTCCTTTCGCTCCTTTTTAGAGAGCTCCTTTTTAGGGTAAGGTTCTTTAGGGATGGGTGGGATAGGTTCTTCTTTAATTTCAACCTCAACCTTCTCCTCCACCACTAATTCCTCTACCACAGTTTTAAACACAAAATCTTTTAAATCTTCAAAACATGTCTTACAAAGGTCCATCTTCTCATCTGTGTTGGTGAAGTGAATCACCTCCACAGCCTTGACAGGACCAAGTTTCCTTTTATGACACCTATCACATATCTTCACCTATACCCACCTTTCCCTGTGAAGAGGTGTATCCCCTTGAGGGGTCACATCCTGCTTAACACACTCTTCCCTTCGTTGTTTATTTGTAGAGACGTAGGTTTGGAGAGTCTCATCATAGTATCCGTAAGCACCCACCCCCATGTTTATATTAGGGGTGCCTATGATTCTCTTCGTAGGAGATCCACAATCACACCTCCCCTTCTTTATGGAGGTATCTACGATTTTCTCCTCAACCATCCCACACCCCTGACATTCAAAATCATAAAGCCGCAGCATCTATTTTCCTTTCTTAGGAAAGGGTTTCTTTTTTGCCGCCTTGGGGACCTTCTTTTCCTTATCACACGTACAAAGATCTTTCTTTTTCATCTCCGTACAGAAGGCGCATGTACTTACCATTGAGGTTCCCACCATATGCATCTTATTATAATTTACACATTTCTCATATTCACAAAATATCATCTTCTTTCTCCTATTATTGGGTTAAATCCCCATGGGCGTGAACATTATTTTCACATAATCTTTCATAAATTCAGCCCTTCGTTGCTTTTGTTCTTCATAATGTTCTTGCATTCGTTTATCTATATCATCCATAGACTTCTTCCATTCAGGAGATGTAACGAATTCTTTAACCTGTTTTCTTGTCCATTTCTTCATTTTCATAATCTACCCCGCTATATTTCCTGCTCCAGGTTGGTTGAGGGATTGAACTCCTCCCGCCTGACCACCAACTACACTTAAAGGTTTATCTTCCGTCACTCCCGCCTGCGATCCAGGTTTCCCGCCTTCTCCTCCACCACCCATCATTATCTGACCAATAGCCCACAAATCATCAATAAGGGCATCATCTTCAATATGGTGCATCTCTGCAGTCTTCTTCAGGAGTCTCTTTGACAGGAGAAACTGAGGGGCCTGTCCTAGGAAGCTCATGAATGCCTGCCAACTCGCCCTCTCCATCTGGGGTAGCCTAGGGATATTAGCCCCAATATTCACACTATATTCATACTCACCCTTTATGGCCTCATAATCATCTGTTCGAACTGTTTCCCACATCTCACCTTCAGGACCATGCACCTTGAACGCTTGATCTTCAGTTATGTGGGCCTGAACGGTTTGATCCAGTTTTCGGGCGATATTTCGGATGAAATCCATAACCAGGGACCTTGCATCACCTTCTTTAATATCCATCCTCTTGTCTAGGATGCCTGCCTGGGTAGCACTTTCAGCATTCGCTATCCCCGCAGTCTCAATGGCACCACTCGCACCCCCGAGGGTTTCGATGAGTTCCTGCTTGAGGGTATTCAGTTCCGCATACCGCATTTGATCCAGGGGCGCGTCTTGGATAGCTGCAATTGCCCCTAGTTGCGTAACTCGAATAACAGTTCCATCATCTCCATATTCCAGTTTAGAAAGTTCAGCCTCATCCACTAGTGCGCTCTGTACGGCTTCATATTTCCGATTAAACCGTTTCCTATGTTTCTGTATGGAGGATCGAGCCTTATTATACTCATCTTGGGGACCAATTCCCGGACTCAAGGGTGGAATAGGATAAGGAGAATCATCCCTTTCAGTGAAAACAAGTGTCTCAAAAGGATCTCCATCAATCCATCCCGGAATTGGTTCCTCATTCATTAAAGGAATCTCTCCCCCTTCTGCAATTGTCAACCACGTTCCCGTCTTGAGATTATAGATCTCCCAGGCAGAGAAAATATCATCTCCCTTCTTGGGGGCTTTTGCTCCCGTTACAGGATCTACATCCGAATTCCCAAGCTGAGAACCCTTCTTTCGAAACTCCCTCGCACGTTCTTCATCATCCTTAACCACACCCTTTCCGAGCATCTTCCGAACAGCCTTTTTATTGTAGTTGGGATTCTTAAGAGCCTCACTCGGACGCATTCGAATTCTTTGGGCTCTCCAACTCCACGTATCTTCCAGTGTCCCGGCATCCTCATCCCACAGGAAATCATCAGGATGTACCCGGGAGATCTTATAAGCCTCATTCACAGGAAGCATATCAGGTTCCACCAAAGGCTTTCCATCCCCTCCAACTAACTGTTCACCATCATCCCCTAGGAAGGGCTCTCCCGCCCTATCATTATCCACCTCTTCCAAAGCATAATGAACCTTCATCACCCCATAGGCGAAGTGGGCATCCAAAATTGTAAGCCTAGCCTTCGATTTAAGTTTCAACTCACCCTTCAGATAGTTGAGAAATGCTCCCCTCAACTTCCCCCTCTTCTCCCATAACTCAATCAACTGCTTATCCGGAACATAGGACCTTTTCAATTTAACATAAAAATAAGGATCTACATCATATAAGGTAGGAAGCTGACTCTTCAGGTGGGTGTAGATCTTATTGATGGTGATCCAATCCTCCTCAGATTCTCCCGGATTCTGCTTCCCATCAAAGTATTCCCGTAACTTATCCACCTGGAAAAGACGCTTCCAATCCTCCCGGACTTTCTTCGCCCGTTGGATCCGATCTTCCCAATCATCTTGTTTTTGAATATCACCCTTTTTAGTTCTTGCCATCTCTATCTCACCTTACAGTCGAATAAGCAGCACCAATAGACACCCCATGTCTCTTTGCGTATTGCTTCGCCTTTATATATTTTGACCTCTCCGCTTGAAACGATCCCGGAGGAGGCCCAGGTTTTTGTTTCTTAGGTATAATTGGCCTACTCATGAAGCCATACCTTGTACAATCATACCCTTCATCAGGTTGATCCGTATCCACATCTTCAGGATTCTTCACATCCTCCCTCAGGTTGAGCATTTCTTCCCACCATCTCTTGCAGGAGTTAAACACCACAAACATAGGATTCTCACCCACAAGCAAGCCTTCACCATCTATCTCTTCTTGTACCTTAAATCGTTGATGAACTTGTTGTTTCCCTCTTGCCCGATCATTATCAGCCTTCAGAAAGAACAACCCCTCTTTGGAGGCATCCTCCACAAAGGACGGCCCGAAATTCTTATTCGAACCCTTAATCTTGGTAGGCGCCCAACATGCAGGATCGGCCACCCGATATTTAATTTTCTCCTGTTCTTCATCGATAATCTCCCTACACATCTCAATATTGGTCTGCCTCACCCCTGCATTGGGATTATCATCAATCATCCCATAGTGTTCCCGGTATAGGTAAAGAACGCCATCGAAATCCAAAGCAAACCAAAGAGCACACCAAGGTCTAGCATATCCCCAATCATAAACCATGAATTTCTCCCACTCAGGAGGAATCGGAAATGGCTCACATCCATGAACATGTTGATTTAACTCAACAAATACCTGACCCTCAAACGCATCCCACTCCCCTAACAGAAACCTCTTCCGTTCAAGTTCTGGAAGCATCTCTAGGCGCTTCACATATCCCGGGTCATTCATCGTTAGGGAGGGGTTATCATAAACTGTGGCAGGAACAAAACACCTTGTCTGTCCAGAGGCGGGATCTACATAGGTAACAGGGATGGCCATCTCTCTCATTTCCCCATCCCCACTCAAATATTGCTTAGATTCCTTCGGAGCGCATGTATCCACAAATCGATCTTTCACCCATACATGGCCTAGGCCACCCGGATTACTTGTACCTCTTATGCGGAGATCAAGATCGCTCACACTCCTCCTAACATTCGCCATAATGAATAGATAAATTGTCTTAGTGAATTCAGTAAGTTCATCAAACCCAATGAAATGAAATTCTTTCCCGTGGTAGTTGTGCTTATCTTGCTCATGCTGGACATGGCCCAGGGATACCTTTCCACCTCCAGGGAAATACCATCTATGTTCACTTGAAACATAATATCCCCCCATTTGGGGATAAAGAAGCCAACAACGGTCGATAACTTCCTGCAATCGAGGAAACGTTCTCCGTAGGATAAGGCCGTGGTATTTTGGGTGCCATGCAAATCTTGTAGCCTCGACAATGAGGCAATCTGTTTTTCCCGGTCCCTTAGCTCCCCCGAAGAATACTTCAAACTCATCCCGTTGGCAGAATTCCAACTGTGGTCCAGGATGGGGATACCAACTATATTGTCCCGTAGGTTCATTCAACTCCTTCCCCTTCCTTCCGTATAGGAGGCAACCCAATCGTGGGACCTGCAGCAACCTTGGCATCTACCTTGGAGGAACTCTCCTTAACAACCATCGATTCCAGGAACGACTTCCATATAGAAGCCTTTACGCTGGCCTGGACATTATCCTCATACACCAGCCTCAAACACGCCTTCTCAATAGGCTCCCCATATTCTTTAGCAAGCTCTTTGGCAGCTTTCTCTATTTTCTTCTTAATCTTATCACTGAGGATCTTCGGAGGCTTAGGTTTCATCCCCGCTCCCGGTCTTGCACCCCCTCTTTTCCCCTTAACTTGTACCATTAGAGGGTCCCCTCCCCCAAGATCAATCTTGGCGAGCACTCGGGCCAAC